CTGAGGTCGCTACCGCTAAAGCGGCCGACAGAGCGGTATTGTTCGCTGAAGCTGATGCAGAGGTACCGCCACCATATCGCTCAAGTGTCAGGACCGGATACGCATAATTCGTGGGCGTGACGCCGGCTGCGATCTCGGCGGCGGTGCGCTGATACGAGGTTACGACAGAGAAAAAATCAGAGTCCGGCTGATTCGAGCATCTCCTATGCATGATCGAATCGAGGACATCGCGGAGAACGGCCATCAGAGTCCGTACGTGATGGCCCAGCCGGCCACACCAAGCCCCTTGGTCCCAGAGCCTGTCCACGCATTTGAGTTGGTAAGTACGCGAGTATTGACCGTATGAATTTGGAGCAGAATGGTTCCCGCGCTTTGGATTACAGCAACTCCGCTAAATACGCCCGTGCTATTGTCTTGGAGACAGGAACATTCGCAGTATCGATTGCTGCTTGGGGTGATCTCTGCTGGAAGACCGCTCATAGAGATATCTGTGCCTGCATTCGACGTTCCAGTGATGAACGTATCGCACCAAACATGCGCGATCGTGCCATATCGACGCCATTTGACTGTTCCAGTGGGATTAGAGGTAAACCCCCCGCTTAACGTCGAGGTCCATGAACCGGAATTGGAGACTGCAGTTCCCCCCACCGTCAGGGAACCCCCTATAGTGAGATTACCGCTGAAGAACCCATTGCCCCATCGAGCTCCGACGCTTCCCACATCGTAGGTCGCGTCTGCCTGGGGCAGGAAGTTCGCGGCCATCTTGCCCTGACCGTCCCGCGTGACGCATAGTGTGAGGCCGGCCGCAAAACCGGAGTCTTCCTGGTCTACCCTGCTCGCGGTGATATTGATGCCATTGTTCTTGTCCGAGACCCAGGAGTAGAGTCGGTTGAAGTTACCTGAACCGTCGAAGGCCATTTAACAAAACCTCATGGAATTACTCGCCATTCTGGTGCGGCCATTCGTTGCCCTGTTTCTGCTAACCACGGCATGGCTGATCGCACGTTGGATACGACCCTATATTCCCGAAGGAAAAATCAAGCGGTTTCTATATAAGCCGCGCGGCGCGCGTTATTGAGCTTCAACGCCCAGAAGATGTCTGGCGAATGCACGATTCAAGGCGGTCCGCGAGCTCACCCCAAGAGCCGTTTGTGTTGCAGGACTCATGCTGCCCTGCAATGCTTCGATCAACTTCTGGCTATAGAGTTGCGGGGCGGTCTGACCAGAAACCAGATTTCGACCCACATCCGTCCCGACCAACCCTAAACCGGCTGCTGCGGCTGGGAGAGTGATATAGGGATGGTGAAGCCCGAGATAGCCCAACACTCCGGCTGTCCCAAAAGCATGACCTGTCTTCGGATTGCGCTCGGTAAAGATATCGCGTCCGGTGGAGGACCAGTCCCGCATGAGGCCGCCACCCCGTGCGTATTCGTTGTTGTCGGTCGCCTGTTTGACTGCCGCAGAGAGCTGAGCGGGAGTAAACCCTTGCGCCTGATCGCCCCCGCGCTTGATCGCATCGCGAATGATGGCAAGCTTAGGGTAGGCGTCGTTGGCCGTTTGCAACGCTTGTGCTGCATCAGGCGGAATCTGCGAATTGATCGAATCCGTTACGCGATCGCGGGCGGAGCGCAGGAGTTGCGCATACTTCTTTCCTGCCTGGTCCTGGCCAGCCCCGCGAATTTCCTCATTGATTGCTGAACGCAATTGGATGAGATGTTCGCTTTTCCATCCACCTGTCGTCTGCGCTTTCTCGGCCGCAGCGTTGAATTGCCCTTCGAGGAAGTCCTGGGCATTCTGGCGGATGTCTTCTCCGGCTCCTACTGTTCTATCGTTCGCAGCTTCTTGAAGCGAGCGGGCGAGTGTTTTATTGCGAGCAGGGTCGAGCGGCCGCACCTTGAATCCTTCGGCAGCCTGATAGAGCGGCTTGTAGGAATCCTGCGCTTCCTGAAAAAGTTCATTCGGGTCGGTGGAGGTATTCTGCAGTTTATACCCTGGCGCGGACGCCTCCTCGATTACTCCCCGTTGAAAGTCCGTCTGGGCGCGATTGCGGGCGTTCTCAATCGTATTTCCCACGATCGGAAACCCTCGGACGTTCTCCTCGACCTTATTGATGACGCCTTCCGGATTCATCTGGCCAGGAGTCAGGCGAACTCCCTTATCGAGCAACTCCTGTGCTTCCGGGGTGCGATCGATGCCATAAGACAACTTGTGCGCGGCCATACCTACGGTCGGAATGACCATACCTGTACCAGCGCCTAATGCCGCACCTCGGAGCTTGGAGCCTGGGTCTGCCATCAAACCTCCCTGCCCCGCTCCCTCCAATGCCCCCCGAATAATGGGATTTGAGATCGCCTTTGCGCCCCAATTGGTGAGCCCCATGGCCCCCTCGAGTCCCATGGTGGCGGGCGCCAAAATGGCTGTTTCACCGCCGAGGGCACCCAGTCGGCCTGCGCCCGTGCTCAACAATGGCTTGTCGAGTGCTGCTGCGTCTTTTAGATCCTGAGCGGATTCAAGCCCGACTAAGTTACCCGCGTGACGACCCACGTTCGCCATTCCCTGGCCAATGCCGGCCAGCCCAAGTTGGCCCGCACTCATGCCAGAAGTCGGCCCGTATTTGGCCTGCCACTCCGGGGAATCCGGATCGTACTCGCGACGCCACCCAATTGTTGGAGTGGGCTGAACCCGAACTGGAGCGCGCGCTCCGGATGCTACCTGCGCATATTGGCGAAATAGCTCATCATCTGTGAGCCCACTCGGATCGCTCACTTGAGATAGCCCCGTTTTCGAAGCTCGTCTTCAAGCTGCTCACGAGAGAAGCCTTTTTTTTCGATGGGTCCCGGTTTGCCATTGAGTTGCTGTTCAGCAAACTTGGTCAGCGGGAAAGTCTTGGCGTACCAACTCTCAAAGCGCAAAGGATCGCCCCCATTGTGAATGTACTTTCCGTAATCCTCCGAACGCTGCTTGGCATACATCTGCTTGATATCATCCTGCTGCATCAAGCTACGGATGGCATCTTTGGTCATCGAGGGTGACGGCGACAGTTCCTCGTGCTGCAACCGCACTTCCATCTGGGTCATACGCGAGCCGAAAATGGCTCGAGCACCCTGGAGCGCTGATTGCTTCAAGTTTTTGTTGAGCTCCATGGTCGGGGTAATCTTGTCGGAGCCGGGCACCATGGACTCTGGCACACCCCACTCCAGCAGCTTCGCGCGATTCTCGGTCATCCATTCCGACATTGGACCCGTCTCGGCATGCGGGAGCGCCTTGCGCGCCTCCAGGTTGTATTGCAGCTTCTGGTCCGCAAGATCAGCTTCCTTGCCGTACTGGCTTGAGAGCTCGGCATCCTTGGCACCTGCAGCCTTTAAACGCCCTTCTGTGAAGGCATCCGGAGCCCCCAGGGACTTGGACACGGGGAGCTTGGGCATGGTTGCCCAGGCGCCTTCTAGCGGCTCCTGCTGCGGGAAATAGGACTTTCCCAGGACTGGGATCGCCGCATGAGGTGATGCAGCATTTGGCGCTGGGGTTGGAGGAGCTACAGGAGCTTGCGCACGTGTGGCGGGCGGTTGGCCAATGACATCGCCAGGATAGCCCACTGTCGATCCGCCCCCGGCAGTGGGGAAGGTCTGCGGGGTATTACCGACCTTCGCAGCCGTGCTCAGCGCTTCCTGTCGGGCTGCAGCCTCCTGAGCACCGGGCACCGTTGTTGCCTGTGGGCCATTGGGCCCCCAGGTCGTATAGACCCCGTTCTGCGGAGCGGTGAAGGTCGGCTGGCCTGTCAGAGGGTCGAGGATTGTCCCCCCTGGTCGAGCATTCACCGGGGCGATGTAATTCTCTTTCGCAAGGTTCGCCTGCACGATCTGCCGGCGCAGCCCCGGATCCGTGATGCCTGCAGCGTTGAGCTTCTTATCCAGGTCGGTCGGCTGGTATCTAGCCGCCAGAGACTTCGCATACTCTTGCGGACCCATCATACCGATGAGCGCCTGAGAGGTCCGAGGATCCCCGGTAAGTAACATGGGGTTCTGTTGGGGCTGCGGGCCTGCGCCTGCCTGAGAAAACGACTGTCCATTACGCGGCACAATGGGCTGTACCGTTTGCTCATTCGGATCCGCCGATTGCGCACCTTGAGAGGGTTGGCCTCCGTAGAGGCTCGAGTAGTACTGCGCCTGCGCCTGCTGCGCCCCTTTCATCATGTTGCCCGCCATGAGGGCCTTGATGATGGGCGAAAGGTTTTGCATCAAGCCGCGTTTAGGGACCACGCGCATTGAATCCCAGTCAGGCGGGGTTTGATTTCCCGTCTGCATGGAATTGAGCAGCATGCTCGCCATCATGCTTTTGCGCTGCGCATCCAGATAATCTGGATAGAGCGAGGGATCCAGATACGGCGGAGTCAAACCGCTGGAGTCAGGCATGGGGGACTACATCTGCGGAGTTTGCGCAGCGGGCTGTTGCCCGTTCTGCAGCGCTTGCATGAGCAGGATTCTCTGCGCGGCTTGAGATGCGGTGCTCATAGGCGTTTGTTGCGCCTGCATCTGAGGGCCTGCCATCCCTCCTCCGTAGGCCTGCTGTTGCGGCTGTTGCATCAATCGCTGCGCCAGAAGCAGCTGCATCGTTTGCGGATTGACACTCATGGAATCCTCATATAGTCGCGGGCAAGCTGTCGGCCTGCCTCCAAAACCCGATTAATAATCAATTCAGCCACGGCGGACTTGCGAATACTCCAGTGGATCTGTCTGCGAACCCTGATCCGCTGCGCTCTTTCCTGATGCGCATAGAATGCTGCGAATCCTTGTGCTGACTTCTCATTGCGAGGTAGCTCGATAATGATCATGCGAAGAGGTATGCGAGAGCGGCCATGGAAGCGAGATCGACAGCGCCTTGTGTGTTGGCGTTGTTGGTTGCCACATTAGCATTGTATCCGGCCAACGCGCCTTGGTACTGCTGCGCAAAGGCATTCGAGATGTCTGGAGTCATGGCGTTCGCCGTGGCACCCGCGGCCCCATTCAATGCGTTGTATTCATTGATAGGCACATCGCGCAATGCGATCTGATTTTGCAAGCCTTGCGTGCCCAAACCGAATAGCCGCGACTGCTCGGCTCCCCCTCCGGTGATCGCCGAATTGATCGCTTGATTGTTCGCAAACGTATTCGCCCGGGACTCAGTATCCATCGCATTGTTGTAAGCAGCTGAACCGGGCATGATGCCCTGCGCGGCGAGCTGACTTTGCAGTTGTTCGTGCCCTAGCTGCTGCTGCGGCTGCAGATAAGCCTCCTGCTGGGCGTACAGGGATCGCTGCGTATTCAGCAAATCCTGCGTGGTACTCGGCCCCCCTGGCATGCCGGCAAGTCCAGAAGTGTCGATGGGCTGGGAGAGCATCTGATTCGCCCAGGGGGTGAGCGAAACCGTTTGAGTATAGGTCGGCGGTGCGCCCTTGATTTCCGAACCTAGGCTATTTGCATAGGGATCGCCGGGGGACACCTGTACTCCGGTCGGTATGCTACTCGGGAAACGCTCGCCGGCCAGGTTGCTCGCCGATGTCGCCGCGCCTGTTGGGTAACCAGCGGCCGCAGGAGTGCCTAATGGAGTACTCCCATGAGCTGACGGAGCCGGCATCTCATCGAACTTCTGCCGTTGAATGGGCGCCCATCCCGAATAGGATGCTGACGGAGCGCTAGAGCCCCCATACCCCCCACCATACCCCGAAGAGGTATTTCCATAGCCTGGACTGCTCACACTCCAGGTCGATGATCCCAGGGGATTGACCTGATTGGTGCGGTTCAACCCCGCATTGAAAGCAGCCGTTCCGGTTGCCAGTCCGTACTGAGCAGCAGCCTGTTCGTATGGATCCACCGGTTGCGGAGCTGAGCCGCTGCTCTTTCGGTAGACCACTTCTACCGGCGCATCGAGGCCGCGAAATCTCAGAGCCATTTGCATTCACTCCTCAACATGCCGAGGAGAAGGATATCTCCACCGTCTATCGCTGCTTCTCTCAAGATGCCTTCGAGCTTGAATCCCAAATGCTCGCACAACCGAAGGGATTTCATGTTGGCGCGCTCAACCAATGCTGTGATTCGATGGGTTTTTAATTGCACAAACGGATACCACAACACCGTGATCAGAAACTTACGTGTCATCGGCTCATCCAAGGCAATCGCGGTCACGATATTCGCCCCGGAGTACTCGGTATAGACCACACCTGCCCGGAGTTCGCCGGCACGCTCCCATCCGATGGCCTGCGGATCGTTCGCCCATCCGACAAAGTGCGGGATGCGCTGGGCGCACCATGCCGCCACGCGCCTGGGATCATCCAGAACCAGCCTAGAGCGGACCACCGGGCTCGAACATATAGTCCGTTGAGAACCATTGGCAGGCGATGTTGGAAAGCTGCATGGTAAGTCGCCCGCTGCCTGCATAGCCCAGTCCTGCCACACCTTGCCAATTCTTCACTGCAAAGAGATCGCTCGTGCCGCCCCAAGGAGTGACATCCCATGGCGATGTATCCCAGGGAGAAGTTCCCGAGGATGAAAACGGAGGGGATGAGCTCTGCACATCGTTGTAATCGATATTCATGAGAATCTGCGGCTGAATCTTCGCACTCAGCTGAAAGATCGGCCGCGCCATTACAAACCGCTTGACGGTGCCCTCCATCTCGAAGTACGAGAAGGCCGGCTTGCAATCCACCGTGATTGCGGCCCCAGCATCTGTGTTTCCCTGATCCGCGAGATATACGATGGTATTACCACCAAAGTACAAGGAATCCTGCTGTAGCTCCCAACAGTTCGCGTTCCAGTTCTTGAATCGACACCAGGCTTTAGTGATGGCATTCATTACCCACTGATGCATGGTGCTGTTGGTCACTTCCGGAACATTGACAATGATCTTGTTACCCAAAGGGTAATCGATCACCTGCCAACCGAAGTTGCCGTTGTAGGACTGCATGTCTTGATTGATAGCGTTCAGGATCTTATAGGTCAGTTGCGCATCCGATTGCGATCGATCGGTGAGCAACGCCTCACTCAATGCGGTGAGTCCATCGGCCGTCAATACCAGAACGTCAGAACCCACGCGGGTCCAGCAGCGGCGACCGATCGGGCGACCGATGCGAAAAATGCCCACCAATGACCAGGTCGATACGGTGGTCGGGTCATATCCCTGGTATAGCGCAACTTCCCCTTCCGTGGTGATGAAGGCCGCATAGGCATTAATGCCTTCCGTGTTATCGACGGTCCATGAGGCCATCTGCATGAGCGTGCCACCCAGCTTGAACAATTGGCCCAGCGGGAAGAGCGTCAGCGTTCCCTGGAAAGCCTGGATGCCCGAATACCAGACATTCATAGTGTTGTTCTCGATGAGCCAGCAGCGCTGTTGATGGACCGTCACCGTGATCAGATTGGAGACGGTAAGCGCTGCTCCCGTGATCGTGTTCGTGCCGGCCATAGTGGTCGTTGACCACCCGCCGATGGTCAGAACCGTAATCGAGAGTCCTGAACCGGACCCGCCGAGACTCGCATTGCTGGCCGATAGCGTGTCACTGACGTGGTAGGCGGATCCCTGTGTAGTGATTGTCACCGACGTGACCGCGGTCCCCCCCACCACAATCGTGGCTTTGGCGCCCGAACCTGATCCACCCGTCAGCGAAACGTTGGTATACGTCCCATTGACGTATCCCGAGCCACCGTTGGCCAGGGAGATCAGATTGACCGCGCCCTGCGTACCGCCGTCGTACACCCGGGGAGCATCGGCCCCATTCACGGTCAGCAGGACATTGCCGCTACCTGCATTGAATATCGCATGCTGCCAACGGGAATTGGAGAGTCCCGATACTACGGCGGCACCAACCGCTCCCGAAGTCGTGCAGTCGTAGATCCCGTTGCTGGAGATCCCGAATAGCTTGCGAGTCGAGACGCCGTTATAGGCCATGACCGTCTCGACCGCGCCCGGCAGGCCCGTCGCCCAGGAGCTACAGCCATTTCGAACCGCTACATAGGCCGGATTCGGAAACCAGTTGTCCATGACGATTGCGTCTGTGGGAGGCATCGCGGCCAGAGCGTCGCGCGCATTGACCCCACCAACCGGTGCGGGCACCGATTTGGTAATCGACTTGCGGGGCATTTACGTCCCGAAGCCGGTATCAGGCACGTTTTGGGAGTTGAGCAGCCGGATTCCGGATGCACGCGAGATCAGCGACAAGCTACGCGCCGAGGCAGACCGGCCAGTGAGCTTGTCTTTCTTCTCCATGTATTCAGCACGGTCCTGCTCGAAATCCAGCCCCTTGGCCTTCAGGAATCGCCATTTGAGGCTCATGGTCAGGAGATCCTCGTTGATGAGGGATACATCAGTATCAGCAAGGAAACTCGTCTGTATGCCCGTTGTAGGGGCTCCTGCAGCGGCTACCCATTGGGTGCTGACATACTCAAAGACGAGGTTATCAGTGTAGAGCGAAGTCGCAGACCCGACCGGGTTCACATAGAACTGGCCCTGCATGATCCGGAATCGCATACGCGGGCCGACCGGTGAGATACCACTTTTGATGACCTGCCACTCTTGGGCGTCCAGCGGCCCAAGAAGCTGCCACCGGAAGTTGCGATCCCATTCCGTCTGAACGATGAGATAGGCAAGGTCCGAGGGTAGCGGATAGGCTTCTTGTGCGAAGGTTACGGACTGTCCCGACAACGCGATCGTAGCGGATGGCGGCGTCGAGATCGTCACTGAGTTCGCACCCACTGCGGTCACGAGCGTGTCGTTCAGCAAACCGACCGCATAGGCGTTGTAGCCCACTTGGATGCCGGCGACACTCGAGAGATTCGATAGCGTCGTCGATCCCGGCGTAATGGTGCAGGTATACGGTCCTACCCCAGTCGTCTGGAACACATACTGCTTGCGCAGGAATTGCCAATAGCCCGCCGCGGAAGCGTCCTCCGCGAGTTCTTTGCCGGCCCGATTGGCGAGGTAGTAGAACAGGATTGCATTCGGATCCGTGTTATTGACGACCGTCGTGTAGGTGGTGAGCCCCGTTGCAAGACTGAGCTCACCGACTGCCGCATTGACGATCGTGAGTAGACTCACGCGGCCTTCCCTTTCGGCGGCTTCGTCAATGCATCAATCTGGGCCTGCATGGCCGCGATCTTGGCCTCAAGCGCTTTCTTCTCCTCGATGGCCTTATTGGCGCGCTCCTGCTCGGCTGAGGCGATTTCGAGTAGTTTCTGCTCATCGAGCGCCGCTTTGGCAAGATTGCGGTACTTCAGGCCACCCATCAGATTGGCTGCCGCGGCATCAGAAAGCCCGGCCAGCGCCTCCACCGTATGCACGTTCATCGCTTTCAGGTTCTGCGCGAAAGATCGTGTAATTGCCCCCCACTCCTCGATCGCCCAACCTTCCTTGACCTTCTCGCCCTTCTTGGTGAAGCGTTCCCAGGCTTTCGGGAAGCGGATGGGATCGCACTGTTCCGGCTGGAGATCATCGCGAACGCGATAGCCAGTAACCTGTCCGTCCTCGTCATACTCGTAGTCAACGCCCTTGGTCTCGTAGTCCCAGGTTGTTTTCGTGTTGCCCGGCGAGACGATGCGGGTATAGACACGATCCTCGTAGGTGGGCATCCCGCGCTCATCGGTGAGCGCCTCCATGAGCTTCGGCTTGATGTAGAACTCCACCAGGAGACCATCATCCAGGCCATAGGAGACGCGACCGGATGAGGTGATATCGATCGGACGGGCAAAATCGTTCATCAATGAGTCCTCGTGTAAATGACATCCCGATGGAGGGTATGAACCTTCCGGTAGCCACGCGCAGCCAGCCATTCAGTGGCGGCTGCATCAGAATCGCCGTACTTCTCGCCTAAGCCCTTCTGCTCAAGCACAATCACGGGGGAGTATTTGCGGATGGTCGTCTCCGCACCCTTCAGCGCTTTGAGTTCATAGCCCTCTATATCGAGTTGCAAGAGGTCGCAACCCTCCAGGTCTAGACTGTCGAGGGTAATCACCTCGATATCGTTTCCTGCGGTCAGGTAGGAGGACCCAGGGTTGAAGGCGTTGTGTTCGACTGACATTCGGCCCGGCGCATCGCCAAGCGCCATCTGTCGGCCAACAATGTTGGGCTCGTTCACATTGCGTTGGAAGCACTCCCAGTTCACCGCATCCGGCTCGAAGGTCACCACTTTCTGGAAGTGTTTGGCGAGTTCCTTGGGGAAAACGCCAACGTTGCCGCCAGCTTGTACGGCAACGCCGCGACGAGGGCAGAACTCCACGAACTTATATACATCCGCGATCGTATGCATCACGGAGGCGCGCGTTTCCTGATCTGATATGGGCCAGTAGAGGCCATCGATCTCAGTCAGGAGCTTGCCCATCTCTTCCGCTACGGCCTGCAGCATGCCTTCTCCATAGACGGTCACCATGCAGCCCATGTTGACCATGGCGGCTACCAGTTCTTTGAACTCTTCGGCTTGGCTCACCATCCAGGGAGCGCATTTGTAGCGCTTCCCCGCTACCGTGACTTCGACGGTCTTTTCACCATCATTGAGCGACTGCGGATAGGCATGATGGGTTTCGCGGTAGCAGCTATCGAAGCCAAATAGCCGGAATTCCCGGTATCCGAGGACATAGGCCACCGCGATAGCCCGAAGTCCAACTGTCGTTCCACCACCGATCTCAATGGCTGCCGAGGGATGGTGCTTAATATGATCGTGTATGCAGGGCTGGTGAGGATGCCAAGCAATCAGATCACTACCTGCCGCCTCAAGTACCGATTTATCGCAAATGGAGGCGTAGTATTTCGGGACTGATTCCGTTGGCACAAACTCAATGTTTTGCGGCCTGGCATCGAGCATCACATGCGCATCCGGCTGGATGCCCTGCTCTTTCAGATATCGATAGGTATTGTTCGTGGCAAAAACCGTGCAGCGGTTCTTTTGCATGCCGCGCACGTAAAAGAGCGTCTCGGCGAGACTCGGGCCGCCGCCGACAATAAGCGCGACGCCCTTATGCTCAGGTTTCATCGCGAGCCAATGGGGACGCTTCAGTGCATCAACCGCATTGTCTCGCAGGGTGTCATCCGAGCTATTGGCCTGAACGACAAACTCAAGACCCGAGCCGCCGCCGATCTTCCAGACTTCTGGTACCCAACCGGTTGTGACTTCATGCGGTCTTGGATGGCCGTGGAAGAACACCACACTCGTTCCACGTGGAACCTGAGTGCGACATTCAACTTTGTAGGATCGAAACTTGCTCGGAAACTTGTCCTGTATACATAGTGGGAATAGCTTCCCCATTGGCGCACAAAGCTTCTCTATCCATTCTTGATCACCACCTTCAAGAGATGGGGAACCACGCGCCTGCCACATATTCCAGATGAATGAATATTCGCCGGCTTTCCATGCCATAACGGAACTTTGAAACCCTGACGATCGATAGGCATCCCTCAGAATGGCAAAGGGCCCGTCATAAGCCGCGACCACGTCCAACGGCCCGGTAATGCAGGTATCGAGATCGAAATAGAGGACGCGCTCACCTTCAGGAAAGGCGCCCTCCGAGAACAGATACAACTTGGCCCACCATCCCCGGCTTGCCAGTTCTTGCGGAACTGACTTGACGAGAATGGCGGGATCCAAGCCCGTCGCATCGTCGGTGAAGCAGACAAATCTGCCCGGAAACTTCGCCGGCAAATTCCGGCGCACCATGTCAAACAAAATGTTGACGTAGTCGGCACCATAGCGCGTGCCGACCTTGACGCATGCGACGTTCAGCACTTATGGGCCAGTCATGCAGTTCGGACGATTCAGGTATACCAAGGCCGTCGATTGGGTCGAGGTCGTGGTACCCGGAGCTGCCCGGATGCCGATGTAGCCCTTACCCGTGGACGCTGTGACGTAAAACCGACCTGCCGTACCCGAAGCATAGATCGCCGCAGCAGGGGTAACCTGCACTGCGGTTTTCAACGCCCAGGCGCGACCGGTGATCTGGAACCACGTGAACATGGCGTTCGTGGAGTTCGAAGCCAGTCCAGAACCGTCCGTGAGCACGGTTGGATTGCCCGAGGTCACACCGCAAGTCGCCACGGAGACCGCGAGCGGCGCGCCGGTCTTACCGGCCGTTACAGCGGCAGCGATCGTGAACTGCTCGTCCCATTGGACGATCGTACCGACCGGAACCGCAGTGGAGGTGGGAACACGTAGCAGGATGAATTCACCATACCCCAGAGACGGCTCGTAGGCCTGCAGAATCTCTCCCAGAACCGGTTGGTAGAACGGATTCGGCAGGATGGTCGTCGAGCCGAGGGCTACCGTGGGGTTCGCCTGCGGATTGAGGACGTTGTTGGTCACCCCCGATCCGGTATTGGCCACCCCAGGAAAATCCGTCCAGACCGAACCGATATCGTAGGAGCCAATGAGCGGGGTCTTGGAGGCCCAGTTGTACGTCTGCACAGCCGAGAACGGACTGACAGGCGTCGCTTTGACGTAAATCTTACCCATATCTGTCTCCTCCCTTATGCCGACAGAACGCCCTGCAGGAACCGGTTGCTCATGGTCAGATTGCCGGCAAAGCCGATCAACTTGACCATCGCGTCTTGGTTCACTGCAAAGCGCTCATCGCCCAAGGGGGCAAAGTTGCGATCCGCATGCGGGCGGAAGAAGAGGTACTTGGTGTTCAGGAAGAACATCGAGTTGGCTGGCGCACCACCACCGAAACCACCGTCCAGCACCACATCCGCATTCATGTACTTGAGCGACTGAAAGCCGAGCTCGGCCATCTCATCGCTCGTGATGCGCTGGATCGCCTGTAGCGATTCCAAGTAAAAGCGGTAGTAGTTGTTGTCTGCGGGGATCAGATCCGGTGCATCCGCACCACGAACCAGCTGCAAATAGGTCCGGTTCATGTAGGACTGGATGTTCGCAGTAGAAGTCGCCGCACCGCCGTTCGTCACGCCGGAGAAGGCAACGTTGCGCCAGAACGACCATACCGAGGAATCGATGCCGCCAATCACACCTGAGTTGTTCGTGGTGCCGACGAGGAGCTGAATGCCGCCAATCTGGCGTCCCCCGTCCGCGGTGCCGTTCGAGTAGACATCGAGCGCGATGTTGTTGGTGAGGGTCTGCTCGGCATTCTCGATTCGACCCTCGAGTAGGTCGATGATCGCGTTTTCCCCTGAGTTCTGGATCATCTCCAGGCCGGAGATGGAAACTGCGACCGCGGCTTGCGCGTAGTTGTATTCCGCGCCGGTGAAGACATCGGATGGGGAGATATTCAGTGCCTCATACCCGGAGTAGCGCTTGTAGGTGCCGTTCTCCTGGTAGTTGAGTTCCTGAACGATGGTGCGACCGCCTGAGACGGGTTTGACCCGGCCGCGTGCTCGCAGTCGATAGAGCAGCGCGTTGTTCTTGGTGACGTTATCGGCCAACTTGCCCGTGCGATTGCGCAGGGTAGTCGTCACGATCTCCGGCACCGAAGTGTTCGGATTGACGAGAGCCATGGGTTACTCCAAATGGGTTTAGATCCGCCCCGCGTGCTCCGCGAAAGCGGCTTGTAGGGCCTCGCGCACGGTTTCCGGAGGCTTGGAAGGCGGGGTGTAGCCCCCTGGCCCACCTCGAACACTCACGGCTTTAGCGCGGGCTTTGTCCGTCCTCTGGCGGTTCTGTGCTTGCGTGTTCTGCTGCGCCTGTTGTTCGGCGAGAAGCTGTGCGCGCAAATCAGGACGTGCCCATACGGCCATCTCGTATGCCTGCTCCATATCCGCAGCTTGCCCGGCTTGCATCAGGGCGCCCATATGGACGCTGACTGCGCGAAAGTGCGGGTGCTTAGGATCCTGGGCGAAGGTTTCGACTTGGTTGAGGACCTGTTGCTCTAGCTGCTGCTGCGCTTGTTGCTGCTCGCGGGCGCGGTCTGCTCTCAGTTGCTGCACTTCTCGTTGAAGGGCTGCAATGTTGGGATCGACGGCCTGCTGGGGCTGGGCAACAAGATTCAAATCGATGCCGTAGTGCTGACAGACCTGCGCAATCGTGCGGGCTTTGGTCTGGGGGTCAGCCGTACGGAGAATGTAGGCGGTATTGAGAACGTCTTGGACCGCACTCGGGACAGTGCCGCCGGCGGCGCGGATGACAGCCTCATACGGCCCGACAATGCGCTGCATCTCGCGACCAAAGTTGCGCTCCTCGTCCATCTTAGTGAAGCCCTTATGGATATCAGCTTCACGCTTCAAGATTTCCGCGCGCACCTCAGGATCGATCGTTGGCCATTTGGCCTTGATCGCGCCTGACCAGGAAGAAGGAGCCGCGGCTAGTTCAGGTCCTGATTGTGCGGGTTTTTCACTGTTGAGCGCTGCATTTCCTGTGGGACCTGCGGCTGTAGGAGTCGTTCGCTGATCAGCTCCGTCCGCACCTTGCTTTGCAGATCCTCGAGGCTCTTCGCCTCCAGAATCAGGAACGCGAGCTTGCTGGGTGTCATCTTTCGGCTCCTTGGGAGCAAAGCGGCCGTCGGCTCCACGTGGCTGGGTAGGCTCCTCGGCAGGAGTTTCGCGGGCTTCGATCTCATCGCGTGCGGCAATCAATTGATCGCGCAGGGAGAGTTCTGCCGGCTCTTCACCAGCATCATTCAACTCATCAGCCATGGATTACCTCAGATAGGGCTGAATGACTTTCTTCAGCTCGGCAGCGACTTCGCCCTTTTTCGGACGGAAGTCGTTCTTGATGGGCTTGATCGGCTCGTTGCCGACTTCAACAAATCGATTGCGCTTTAAGAATTCGCGATGTTCGCGCCGGGAGGTGATGTACTTCCCAGCTCGATCGCCGCCCATGGCGCGATAGGGCTGGATGTCAGGAGTCACCATGGCCGGCTGAATGATGAGTTTCATCTTGCCATGACACTCAGGTGCCCCGGTATGACGCTCATCGATGGGCAACACGACTTCTGCAGTCCCACCGCAATGACCACATTCGTACGTATATCGAGGCACTATTGAGCCCTGCTCTCTCGATGTTGGCCGCGAATTTCCTCAAGCGAACGAGCATTGGCACTCTTTTTTTCCTCCAGTGAGTGCGCGTTTTCGCTTTCCACTTGGGCCATGCGGTGCTCATGCTCCATCTCCATCCCTTTGACAGTGCGCTCGTGCTCGTGCTGCATCTGCTCGATGTGGATCTTGGTCGCGTTATCAGCCGCAGCAATGCGCTCTTTGGCTGCAGTCTCGTACTGCACGCGCTGGGCTTCGAACTGGCCTCTGATGTCCTCCAGCTGCTTTTGGTGCTGACCTTTGATGTTCTCCACATCAATGTTGCGTTGGGCCTCGAACTGCGTACGCAGCTTGTCTTCCAACGCCTGGGCTTGCTGCTGGCCCTGTGCGATCTGGATATCGGCTTGCGCTTTAATCTGTGCCACCTGCTTTTGCGTTTCCGCATCCGCCTGGGCTTTGAGCATCTCCGGAGGTGGCGGAGGCGGCATATCCTTCAGTTGGTCGATCGCATCCTCGAATACGCGCTCGAGATTGCGCGCGACCTTGAACCCGCGAATCCCGAACAGGATCAGCTCGCCGGCCGCAGGAATCATCTGATGCGGCACGTTGGCCGCTTCCGTAATCATCTGGCCGACCTTCTCGATGAATTCCATGCGCGCTGCGCGGTCCGCGTCCTCATCGGTGCGGATCGTGCTATCGGTCTCGACGTCGATCCGGAATTCCCGCAAGACGGGATTATCGAGTAGCGCCTCGACTTCTTCCCACGTCGGCTCCTTCAAGAGCCGGATTTTCTCGGGATCAACGCCTGCTCCCGTTGGTTGACCTGGGTTCGGTACACCCGCTCCAGCACTTGGCGGCGATCCTCCACTGGGACCGGCTTGGGGCTGCATAGGTGGTCCGGCAGGAGGCTGAGGCCCACCATTTGGAGTTCCTGCTGGCATAGCGGGCATTGGAGGCTGTAGGGCTTGAGCAAGCTGCGCTTTCTCCGCTGCGGTCAGGAGTTTGACACCGGAAATCTTCTTGAGCGTCTCGATGTCATAGTCCGCAATGATCTGCGCCATGATGCGGATCACATCTCGGCAGAACCGTTGCACCTCCTGCTGAGCATCCGAGATACGCAGGACCGCGAACTGGCCCTTGATCTGCTGGGCTGTGGCCGTCTCTTCCGGCTCCGACAGCCCGCGGATGATGTCGGACAGTCCCGTGATCTGGTAGACATCATCGATCATCGTCTGCCGCTGATTGCGCAGACTTTCAAGCGTCTCGGCGATCTCTTTGAGCGGGATGAGCTGCATCACCCCTTCAATGCCGCCCTTTTCCTTCAATGCCATCCAGCCGTCCACCGGGATCAGCTGGTTTTCAATGCCCTCGCCAAAGAGCCGATCGAGCCCCGGCGCCGAGCTGTCATAGATGCCAGCGACCTTAAGCGCTTTGCCGATCGCGGTAATGCGCGTGGATAGTTCATCGATCTCCAACGCCTGATCATGGTAGTAAATGAAGTTCGGCGTGGGAATCAACTCATCCGGCGCAAGATTCGCATAGAGCGGCGGCGGACAGGGAAAGAAATCCTTGAGGTGCAGCGGATCGGGCTTTTTGTCCAACTCCTTCGGATAGTTTTTGACAATCCAGCAGACTTCGTGCTCTTGCTTGTCCCAAATTTCGTAAACAATGGCCTTTTTCTGCTTGACATCGACTTTGCCGTCATTCAAGCCCTTCGGTGACCAATCCAGCGGAATGGCCTGTAGTTCCGAAGTTGAGAGCTTGAACCGCTCCTTGATCTCGTCACGCGTTAGATAGACCCGACGCCAACAGGCTCTCACCTCATCCCAGGTGCGCGCCCAGGTGTGGCCGAAGTCCTCCCAATAGACGTAATCGATGAGGGTTTCTTCGTACTGAAGCTCCTCTTCCTCGACTTCATCGTCCGCGTGGTTGGTGAGCTCGTCACCCTCCTCTTTCACCTCTTCCGTAGTCTGTGCGGACTTAGCGGAATAGCGCGTGTCGTCCGTATCGGTATCACCGAGACCCTGGGCATTGGATGGCGGTGCTTGCTCAGGCTCTAAATCCACCTTGTGGAAATGGGGTACGTAGCGCACCCAGACCGTGCCGCGGCCGGGCAGCTCGTAATCCAAGATCGCTTGCCGTATAAGGCGCCCGAAGGGATTGCAATGCTGGATGGTGTAATCCAAGCCCCGCTCAAGGATCTCGGCGACTTGACGTCCTACCGGATCGCGGTCCTTGAATCGGCGCTCCACCTCGGGCTTGGGATCTCGAGCATATAGCGCAGGCAATCGCGTTTGTACGTTCGACCATAGGACATTGAACCGGGTAACTGCTTCCTCTCGTGGCGTACGGACATCTTTGTAGCGCTTGAGGATCTTGCGACCGCGCAACATCCATTTATTGGTCGTGCGCTCGTAGAGGTCAATCTCATCCTTCCAGAATTTGGCATACGGCGTGTAGGCCGTCTCATCGACCACCTAGACCACCGCGAAGGTCACATTCAGTGTGTTGGCGATCGTCGCATAGATGCCTGTCGCCGACTCAATCGGCAGCGGATACCACGTGCCAGCCGTCGGGGTGATAGTGCCGGTGATCGATGCTCCGCCTGATGCGGTACCGGCAGACAGTGCTATCGTGCCGCTGCTCGTGCTGTTGCAGAGAAAGCCCAGGATGCCCCCGCGCAATGCGGTTGTCTCAGCCTGCCCGGCGCCTCCACCGGCATAGGTGCGGGCCATGGCCGTTCCACCGACTACAACGCCAGATGCGGTGAGATTGACGGGTGCGCCAAGCTGTACGTTTCCAATCGCCATCTAGATACGCTCCCGTTTGAAGGGGTCTTTCGTCTTGGGCCAGAACAATTCGTTGGCTGTCATGTCATGAAGGAACCGAGCCGGCTCTTTGGGCTTTTCACTCTCAGGTGTCCGCCAGACCTGGCCGATGATCTCGAAGGCATCGCAGGGATGACTCGACCAGTCATGCTTCGGCTTCGAATCGAAGGTTTTCGTTTCTTCGTTGAACGGAAAGTGATAGCTGCGCAATCCAGCGATGCCCTGCTCACACCGACTTTCATCGATCCAGCAACGCGGCAATGTCGCCCGAGCCGCCTCAATGCTGTTTTGTTGGCTCGTGGCCGGGATCACGGACATCTTGATACCCACATCCCAGGCCTGATTCACAATTGAGCGTCCCCCAGCTGCCATGAGCTTGTGAGATGCGTCATGGGGTACCCAATGACGGCCAAGCTGGTACTTCTGCCGATGTTCAGCGCCAGCAATGGATTCTGTGCTCCATTGTGGCTTGCCATCCTTCAGAATCAGCGCGTCTTGGGTATCGCGAATGAGTTTCACCCCGCGAATCTGCTCGCAGTAATGCGGCGTGTCCTGCTGGCTGTTCTGGTAGTAGTCAATCAACCGGATCTCACCATGGGTGATCTGCCAGAACCAGATCGCTGTCAGATCATCAAAGCCGATGTCCCAAGCCGTATGAACGGGCAGTGCGGGATCATGCGGGACGGTTGTGATCTGCTTGCGTTGATCGAGTTTGCGGACAATCGAGCCGTAAACCGCGCCAAGGATGGCGCTATCGAATGAGCAGTAATATTCCTGCTCAAAAAACGCTTTGCCGGCTTCCTCTCCATAGTCGCGAATGTACTCGCGGAGTTCTTCAGCCAGTTCCTCGGGCGTCAATACTCCAGTATCGTCGGCCGTGAGGAGCTCGGCGAACCATTTTGGATCCTTCTTGGCGCCGTAGTACATCGTGGCGCCGTGATTGCGCCCGCGGCTAGTGTAGATGAATAGCGCCCAACCGCCGTTCTCTCTCAGGATCGGTCGGAGGTAGGCCCAGGCAAGCGGGTTTGCGATGCTGAACTCAGAGAAGACTACCCCGATCGGTGGTGAACCCACGAGACTGTTGTAGTTATCTGAGCCGACGACCTGCCAAGTGCTCCCACATTTGAGCTTGATCATCATTTCGTGCTGGTTAGTCGATTCCCTCAGCTCAAGCGGGAATGCCTCATCAATTCGCAGCTTTCCAGTGTGTGGATTGATCGCGGTCCAAATCGCCTTTCGGGCCTGCGCAGCTTCCGGCAGCATGTGCCAGTAGTTGCCGATGCGTTGGTGGGCGGCTACGGCAGCCCAGTGAAGACAGTTTTCGTCTTTGCCGGCGCGGCGATGCCAGACGCAGACCGCGCGCTTACCACCATTCTCGAGATAGGCCCAAAGCTTTCGCTGGTAGTGACGCGGGTGCCAGCCGTTAGCCGGAACTCGAATCACTAAATCGGACAACTTGCACCGTCACATTCCCCTTGAGATTCAAGTCCTGGGGGGCGACCGCCTTGGCCAAAGTGCGCTCAATGAGGAAACAAGCCGCAGTGATTTCGGTCTTGGTCATTTCCTCTTTACCAAGCGCATGATTCTGCACGCGATTGATCAGCTGACTCGTGCGGATGCGTTTGAGACAACTCTCACTGTGATTTCGATTGAGTCGAGTAGCCATGATCCCTTCCCTTACGGGTGGAGGGTGAGTCGAATTAAGCGCTGAGCGCGGCGGCAAAATTCCCGCTGCCGATGTAGGTGAAATAGGCGGTTTTGGTCGCCGCGACACTGAAAGCCGCATTCGTCGAGCCGTTGGCGATCTTTCCACCGCTTTGGGGATAGACGCTCAGGGCGTTGGCCCCATGGTTCACAACCGTGATCTCATCTCCAAGCTGGAGCGGGCCGGGGGTCGTGCCATCCACCCCCCAGGGCAATTGGGCGCCTGTGGACGATGCAACTGTCGTGAATACACAGAAGTCTGTCGGCAGAAGGAGCGCGGTACCCTGGCTGCTTCCGAGGGCGGTCAGGCCCGTCGAGGGAATGCCCACAATCGCCTGACGGGTGAACTCTGGCACAGAGGCCATGAAGGCTTGGACTGGCATGGTTATTTCTCGTAACTCGTTTTGGCATGGCCCTTGAGGCGCTCCATGCGGCCGGGGTGACCGGTCGAATCGGCTTTGTAGGATCGGGTGACGGTGCCCTTGGAGATCGAGGGAAAGGGGCCCGAGGAGCCGCGCTTACCAATGGGCCCTTCCCGCTTCGGGCCGGCGCCTTTGCCGCCCTTGGCGCCGCCTTCGGACGCGCTCTGGCCCGTCTTGATATGGCCAGGCATGCCTTTCATGGTATTTCTCGTGTTGAAGGTGGGATTGCGACTGGTGATAGTTCGAGTGGCCTCGATACTCATGCCGGGCGCAAAACAGGCTGCATCGGGTTTACCCATGATCATTTCTCCGCGCTGGTGCGCGCTCGGCCCTTGAGATGTTCCATCCGCCCCGGATGGCCTTTGAAGCGCTTGCCTGCGGACTTATCCGCCTGCACAAAGTCCTGGCCCACCGATTGCGCCACACCAACCCGCTTGGCCGCTTTGGGATCGTGGGCGACCATTTCCATGAAGCGATGTTGCTTACCGCTGGTGCTCGGCATGCGGGACTCCAGAAATGCAAAAAGCCCGCACAGTGGCGGGCTCCGGGGGTAACAACCCCATTTCGCCTGACTCTAGTGTCTAGACATTCAAACATCAATACCTTTTGCGTGAAGGCGTCCACGAAAATACGACAAGGCCGTTTTCCACAGCAGGTAGAGCGATGCTCGAGAGATACGCAAGCGCTGGGCTTTCTGTTTGGCCGATCCTCCTTGCCTGTACCAGCAATCCATGGTCGCCCTCTCCCGCTTGGGTGCGGTGGCATAGATCTGATCGAACGCGAGCTCGTCGTCGGGCATCAGGGGGGTCTTGCCGCCAAGGACAGCCCCATCGTGCATGAGGCGCATCGCCTCCAAGGGATGGAGAGCGCCCTTCGAGATCTGCCCGCGGTAATAGCGGGTAGCGAGTTCGTCTACGCCGCGCAATTCAGCGTCTAGACGAACTCCCCGTTGCTCAACTTCCAGAGGCATGACAGCACTCATGACAGTCTCCGCGGCTACCGTCCTAGCAGCCGCAATCTTTGCATGTGGGCCATTTGAGCCAACGCCTGATCCAGCAGCAGATCAGGCACATGTAGGGTTTGTAACCGGCCCCGGCTTAACGATGTACTGGTAGGTCAGCACCGCGCTCTCCGGAGAGACGGCATTGCCCTCCTGGTCCTCGATCGCGACGTAGTAGGTCGCCTGGTTCGTGAGCGTGAGCTTCAAGTCGGTGACGGCATTCACGCTGATGCGCTTGGAGCCATCCGCATTGGCAGTCGCGGCCTGGACATTCGCGGCAGGGACTGCGTACTTCTGCACGGGCGGGTTCACCGTATCAAGAAAGATCGTGTAGGAGAGCGCTGCGATGTCTGCTTGAGTGAGCTGCACCGTGTTGCCGGCCGGGTCTGTGCCGGTGAGCGGGGTGTTGAAGGAAATCAGCATGGGTTATTCCTTGCGGCCACCGAGACGGTAGACGCCGAATGAGGTTTGAACGTAGAGGGAACTGATGTAGGTGGCTTGGTAAGTCCCAGTGAGACGAGGGCCGATTGCAAATCCGTAACCACCGGTGTACCGGTGAGCGCGAGAAAGTCGTTTTGAGCCTTTTGCCGCTTGTCGATTCGGGGCTTGGGGTTTCTTTTTCCGTACGCGGTTTTGATCTCCAGCACCCGGAAGGTTCCAGGACCGAAGCGCGAATGCCAGCACAAAATGTCCGCCGGCCTTCTCACGTCCCATACACACACTCCGTGAGCGCGTAAACCCTCGACGATTTCAGCTCGGGCGATATCCGATTTCGCAGCTCGGCGGTAAATGCTCACGAGACCCTCCCGCGCAGCAGCCGGCGCTCAGCCTTTGCAAGCAACGCACGGAACTCCTTCAGCCCTTCGCGCAATGTCACGGTGTGCTCATTCGGCATCCGCGCCGCTCGCCATTTGGCCCAGAGTTCGGGCGTGAAGCGCACTCGCGGATGATGACGCCAACCTCCGCCGCTCATGCCGATTGCCTCTGCATCGCGCGCGCCAATGCCTCGTGCTCATCGCACCATTGCCGGGCTTCTTCGTCCGTATCCACTTCGGCAACCTTCTCGGCTGTAGTGCCAAAGGCTGACAGCGCATAGGCGATCCACTTCTCAGGCGCTGTAGTGGCGCGGTGGATGGTGTATCGACCATCCGCTGAGTGTTGGACACCACCGTCAGGTTTGTTCCACTTCATGCGTAGGCATCCTCGGGCAGATAGCGCATAGCATGTCTCGGAAATTGCTCGACGTGAAATTGGCGCAGATGCCTGTGATACCACCCTGTGATATT